AGCAATTCGGGTCGCAAGCCATCTTGAAAATCTTTCAGGAGTTGCGCCGCTGTTTGTTTAATGTCGCCGCCACTGCTGAAAGCTGCGCCGATAGTATCTGGAAATTTATTAGAGAGATAGTCAGCCCACGGTGACGCAAAGCCGTTCACCGCAACATCAGCAAGCCGTCTAGCGTCCTCGCTCACGCTGTCCTGTCGTGGCAAAATACTAGTCACATCCACGCCGCCAACGTCAGACAATGCGCCAGAAAGCACACCGGAAACTTTGCTTTTTAGGTCTTCGTATTCAGCATTGACCGCTTTTACAGCTGCCGCCGCCGCTTTATTCACTTTGACAGCCGCCGCACCGTAGCCGTATGTCGTCTCAGTTGTCTTGCGTAGGCTGTCGTTGTATGCGATAGATAAGGCGTTGACTTCAGCAACGCTATAGCCTGCATCCTGCCACGCTTGCTGCTGTTCGCTAAGTGCAACCGTAGATTGACGTAAAAACTTTAAACCTTCTTCCTGCCCCGCTGCGCCGATAACCTGTCCCGCAATAGATGCGAGTCCCGCTTGCTGTCCAGCAAAAGCATTTTGCAGCGCAATAACACGCTGATACTCACCAGACAATACAGCCAGCGAGCCGCCTAGATTTGCCAGTGCTGATTGCTGATTGACGGAGCTTGCCACTACTGCATTACCACTAGCCGCCAATTGTTGCGCCGCCATTGATGCGTCAGTGTAGGCAATTGTGCCTGTATGCAACTGGTTAATGTCAATCTGCGGTTTACTTGCCTCGGCTGCAACTTTGTTGTATGCCAGCGCAAGCCCTTCCATGCTCAACATTAAGCCTTGTGCTTCAGCCGCTGCCTTTTTCATTCCAGCGCCGTCACCCGCAATGCTAGTGTCTTGCATTCGTGTGATTGCGGCATTATAGGCATTCATCAACTCAGAGAGCTTTGATACCTGTCCCTGCACTTCTTGAAGCTTTTCGCTACTATCTGTGGTCAGCGCATCAGAAACACCATTCACAGCCGCTGCTATTTTGTCGGCAAACGCTGCGATGGCTGGCCCAAAAAGAGAGCCTAAATCGGCTTTGATGTTGTCAAACGCCGCCGATGCACGCTCGAAACTACTAGCCGCATCGTCACCCGCCGCCGCATTAGCTGCTACTAGCTCTTTACTTTCAGCAATTACCTTATTAACAAGTGCTTGTTTGCGCTCTTGGTCTGTAAGTGCGCTTGTCGCCTTGCCAATACTGAGCGCATACGCATCAAATAACTTTTCGCCACCAGTGATGATACCAAGATTGTCCAGAATCAACGGCGACATACGCCCGATGCCAGTCACCAAGTCGCTAAACGCTTGATTAGCCGATACACCAAGCGCCTTACCTCGTGCAATGGCAACCTCTAACAGTTGCGTCAACTCCTGTGAACTATCGGCAACACCCAACGCCAGCGCACGGCTAGACGACTGCATCAAATCGAAATCGCTAATCGTGCCACGGCTGGCAGATCGCAACATCTCTATCGTGTTGGTGGCGAGTCCAGCCTGCTGGCTAAATGTAGCGAATGCTGTTTCTGTGCGCTGTACCTGTGCTGAATACTGCGCAAGCTCAACAACTTGTTTGCCGACTTCAATGGCTGCAAAAGCGGCGGCGGCAACACCTGCGGCTGTACTGAGAGACGCAAAAGCGCCGGAAAGTCCTTCGACTTCGCCAGTACTTTTACCAAGTCCGCTTAACTCTGACTTGACACCTTTAATTGTGGATGAGGCGTTATCTTTCGCCTCAATCAGAATACCGACTTTGCTATCAGCCATCTAATAAGCTCTCGATTTTTGCGTCGTGCGCTTTGATTTGCTTCCACTCTTCGCTAGAGATTGCGTCAGGCTTGATTTTGCCTTTGATATGCTCTCTGCGTGTCTTTTCTGTCTGTTCGATTCCTCTTGCTTGTAGTGCTCTTAGGAATCGAAAGATATCCATCTCGGTGTCAATCTCGTCAAGGAATCTGCCTGTAAAATGCTGCAAAAGCCATGAATCTAGCAGAGAATCAGACAGTGTAGGCGTTGCTTCTCCTTCACTGTCTGGTATCTCATCGTCCAACGTTGGAAGCTTTTCTAGGATTTTTGCACGAGTATCACTATCTAACTCTTGCCAACGGCTGGTGGCAATGATACTCGTGCGCTCACGTTTCCCAGGGACTTTAGCCTCATGACTGCCTGCTGCAAGATGCCGCCGACAAAGCCAACTAACACTAAATCCATAGCGTCGATTACTTCCTCGGTAACATCGTTGAAATCCTCAACTACCATATCACCAGCCACAAGGCGACATCGTGTTACCTTCTTCTTCAGCAGTGCAATGTATGTAGTCCATCCACCATCCATTGCAGCATCAAGTGCTTTCGCCTCGGCATTTGTCCAACGCTCCGAAACTTCAATCCAGTTATCTGTAAAGCCGTCCAGACTGCAATCAAATTTGATATTCGCCATCTACCTATCCTTATGCAACTGCACGTGTAGGAGCACCCGACAAAGCCAGCGTACCGCTCCATTTGATGAAGTCGCCAGTCGCACTGTTCACGCTGTAATCCTGAATTTCAGCTTTGCTCGTCCATGTGTAGGTGACAGTCTGTGCGCCGCCATCCAACGCAAGGCTAGCTGTGCGTGCCGTGCCTGGTGTTACAGCATCTGGTGCAAGCGCTGTGTCAAGTGCGATTGCCCATTGCCCGCCGATTGCAATTGTCCATTCTGTATCGCCTGCGATGCTCTCTTTTGCTGTAGATGCCAGGTTGGTTGTGTCCAATCGTTCCACCGCTGCCGACAAGTCAGTCTGATCACAATAGGCTGTGATGTTGACTGCGTTGTATGTAACAACTACATTCCCATTCGTTTTAATTGCCATGTCTCAAAACCCCTTATGCTACTGCGTAAGTCACGCCGCTCACTGCGGCAACCACGCATACTGTGAAATTTGTTGCGCCACCCATTGACGTTGTGCTCAATCTCAGGTATCTGTCAATCGTTCCTGACAGTGCTTGCTCATTTGCTTTCTTGCCTGAAAACGTAAATGTCGCCTCCGTCGCTGGAGTCGAGAATCCCGTGTTATCGTCCGATTGAATCAGGATAGTTGCGTTTGTGGCTGTGCCTGTCACTGCGGTAATCCATATCCAGGCATAGCCGCCAGCTGACCCGACTGCGCCTGTGTCGATATACGTGGTTGTACCCGTTGCGCTAATCGTTCCCCGATACACCTGCAAGCCACGTTTGATGCCAGTGCCGTCGAACCATGAGCCGTTAGCGGTAATTAGTCCGCTTACTGGCGAGTTGATAGCCATTGACTCTGTGTTTGTGGCGGGTGCAATGTACGCCACTGGTGCAGATTGATTTGTGCCAAAGATTGCGCCGACATACAGCGTCTCTCCGTTGACAATGCTTTCGGCTATTTCCTGCTCAAAGCTACCCGTACTCGTGTTGTCAAAGTACCCATTCTGCGCAATCGTTCCGCTAGCGTCGCCTGTGGTGTAGGTTTTCGCCGTGTCTTGAAATCTTGTGTTCTCTATTTTGTCGCCAGACAATGAAACATCTAGCGAGTTCGAAACGCCTGAAAAGTCCCACGCCTCGGTACTACTTCCCACTACCAAGCGTGTCTGTGTTGCCTTAATTGCCATAGTTATCGCTTGCCTCTACTCTCGCCACGATAGTCCAGTAAGCAGTGTCACCATACGTAACGCCGTCCTGACGCATCGACCATCTATCAATACTCAGTACCGACGTGTTGTCTATCAGTGCGTTATTCAGCGCATCTAACATCGTCAAACACTCAGCAAAGTTAGCCGCCGCCGTGCCTTGCTGATTCGCCTTGATGACAATTGCCACCTCACACGCCACCACGAATAGCCCGGTGCTGCTTGCTAGGCTGATAATGTCCTGCGTATGCTCCGGTAGTTGTGGATGCAGTGCAGGCAAATCGGCGCTAGATAGCTGGCTCGGTGGTGATGTGTACTGGCGCTTTACACCCGCCACTGTGATCGCAGATAGTGCATTCACAAACGATGTGTATGTCATCGGCTCAACCTCTTGTATGGTGTCAGCATCAGCCGGATGTCGTTTGGTATCTGCGCTGGTAAAATCGTGCTATTGCCTGCAATGACCGCTCTATCCAAATCGCCTGCGTTATCCTTCTGGCGATAGATGTACGCTGCTAACCGCTTGCATACGTGCGCAATGTCACTAGGCGCGCTTGTGCTGTATGCCCACTTGCCAGTCACTGTGATAGCGTTTTCGCTGTCACCCGATACCGTACTAGTCCACACCTTGCCCGCCGATGTCTTCAACCGGATTGCGTAATATGGCGTTTCGTTGCGTGGCTCTGTAACGTAGTGCGAATTTGATATTGTTGTGCCGTCACCATTCACAATCGATGTAATGGCGCATAGGTCGCTATCTACCGTAAGCGTGTAGCCGTCTACATCACG